CAACGGTAACAACTCTTACGGTGATTTTGGATCTGTTTCAGAAGGCATCGATGTAACCGAAACTGAAATCACAGGACAGATTAACAATCGCGCATCAGAAGCCAACGTTGCTAACGTTATAGTAAACGGTACTGAAGTATTAGCATTTGAATATGCCAATTGCGGAAGTGAATATACATCTGCAACTTATACTATTTCCGGTTCAGGAGCAAGCGCCGCGGTTAGAGGTGACGAAATACGAGATGGCGCAGTATTCAATGTCAGATTGAACGATCCAGGCGATTCATCTGGCACAGGCGGTACCGGTTACGTGACCGCATCTAACCAGGCTCAAACAGGCAGTACTACAACTATTACTTTAGCAGCCGCTGACACTAGTGCTAGTGGTGTATATACTGGAATGGCTGTTTTCTTAACTGCAGGTACAGGCGCGGGACAGTTTGGATATATCAATTCATATAATGCAGGTACAAAGATAGCGCAGATTTATAAATTTTCTACAGGTACTGCTGGTTGGGATCATGTGGTAGCAGGACGAACAATAGCAGCATCGCTTGATGTTACTACAACATATGAAATTACACCTAGACTATCATTAACAGCACCGCCATATACAGTAACAACAACCAACATGCCGGCTACAAGAAATTGGACCGATGTTGTTTATGGTAACGCTTATGGTGTCTATACCGGATTAACAGCAAGCGGAGGATCTGGTTCTCTTGCAACGTTTAATGTTACACGAGTAAACGGTGTTTATACTGTTAGTGTTAACGTTCCTGGTAACCTATATGTTGCCGGCGATACATTAACAATTCTAGGAACCGCATTAGGTGGAACTTCACCTGCACACGATTTAACTATAACTGTTCATGCAGTGAACAGTCCTAGCGGCAGTATTGCTAGAATTCTTACTTCAGGTAATGCAGTTCCTCCAAAATACGTTGCAACTGCTAGCGGAACTGTTACCGGTGCTTATTCTTTAGACGGTATTACCTGGGTCGATATAACCTTACCTACTGCAACAGCACCAACCGGCGCTACAAACAATCAATGGCGTGCCGTAGCATACGGTGTTGTCAGCAACGTGGGTTATTATGTTGCTGTAGCAAGAGAAAGTTCAGTAGCAGCATACTCAACTGATGGTATAAATTGGACATCAGCAGCACTGGGCGATGTGGCAGACTGGGTAGATGTCGCTTACGGCAACGGTACATTTGTTGCGATTGCAGAAAGTACGTCGGGTTCGGCATTACGATCTGTGTCTACTAACGGGGGATCTACCTGGACACTAGGTACTCTCAGCGGCGCAGGCGCTAGATGTATTGCTTATGGTGGTACAAGATTTGTAGCAGTCGAAGGAAACTTCTCGAATCAGGTATCTTACTCAACAGCAGGTACAACATGGACTAACACTACTCTGCCAGCCAATGATGACTCAACCAATTCTAATTGGGTCGACATAGCATACGGTAATGGAAGGTTCGTGGCGATTGCCGAAAATTCTGCCATGGCTGCATATTCATTTGATGGTGCGACCTGGACTAAGAGCAATCTACCAACTATAGCGGAATGGGATTCTATCAATTACGGCCAAGGTGTATTTTATGCAACAAGCCTAGGCGATGTTGCAGCCAGTTCCGAAGACGGAGTTAATTGGACGCAAAGATCAGCGGTATATGCCCAGATCGATGTTACTGCAACTGCAAAAGATACTAACACTGGATATGTGGCAAGAACACTGCCAAGTTTGGGTTATTGGACTGATGTTCTTTGGGACGGTAGCAAGTTTATTGCTGTAGGTCACGATAACGGAGTTACACCAGCAGCGTACGGAGCACAAAGTAGCGACGGTGAAACATGGACTTCAGTAACATTCCCATTAGTCAGCAGTCAATATGAATATACAGCATTAGCATATAATGGCTCAAATCAGTACGTCGCATTAATCAACAATACTAGACATATTGCAACTTCTTCAAACGGAACTACATGGATCGGAACAGTCAACGCGATTCCGTCATCAGGCCAGTGGGCTAGTATGGTATGGACCGGAACAAGATATGTTGCAGTAAGTTCGGCACAGAATAGAACTGCGTATTCAACAGACGGTGTAACATGGGCGAACGGTAGCATATCTGCTTCGTCCAACGAATATACCGGTATTGCTGCAGGCGTAATTGGTTCAACTACATATGTTATGGTTACAACCGGTTTAACTGGTACCAGTCAAGTCAGTGCTTACAGCACAGACGGTCTGACATGGACAGCCAACGCGACTGGTTTCCCAAGTGCTCAATATTGGAGTTCTATTGCTTATGGCAACAGCCGATTTGTTGCAGTATCGGGTAATGCTGCTAATACAAGCACAGCCGCTGCTTACTCAACCAACGGAACTACTTGGACCGCAGCAACAATGCCAGGTGCAGCAGCACGTTGGAACAAAGTAGTTTATGGCGGTGGTGCATTTACAGCATTTGCTTACAACAGCAATAGAACAGCCTATTCAACCGACGGTGTAACATGGGTTGAAGGACCTGCTCTATCGTCTACTGCTAACTGGAATACTGCGGCCTACGGCAACGAGCGTTATGTAGCACTCGCTACAGGTGGAACTACATCTGCTACCAGCAACAACTGGCAATTAGATTCTAATCTGTTAACAACTTCTAGTGGTACTTCCAACATGCAGGTGGGAGATAGAATAAGATTTATTAGAGATTCGGCAGGATCTGAAATATTCGGAGGAGTGAGATCTGATACCAACGAATATTATTTTGTAGCCAGTGTAAAAAACAGTACACAGTTTACGATTTCAACTACCTCCGGAGGAGCCAATTTTACTCTAAGTACAGGAAGCGGTAGTATGTTAGCGCACACTAGTAAATCTTACGTGGCGTCAGCATTAGGTAATCCATCGGGAACGCCTCGTTGGGTAGTTTTAGCCACTGCTTCTCAAGGAGCACTGAATATTAGACAAGGTGCAAGAACAAGAGCCAAAGCAGTAGTAGGTAATAATAAGATTACCGGTGTGAGAATTCTCGAACCGGGTTCAGGATACTTAACTGCACCAACGTTGACAATTATAGATCCTAACAACACAGGAGTAGAAGCAGCACTTGGGGTAAGAATAGGTAATGGAGCATTGGCTCAACCTACATTTACAAATAGAGGTTCGAACTATACTGCTGCTTCAGTAGAACTAACAGGCGATGGTTATGCTGATAATTATCAAATAACTGCATTCGTAGCATTCAAAGGATTGACTGCTGTACCAAAAACTGGTTCAAACGTGCAAATCGCCGGTATTGATGATGTATGGTATAGATTGGTTAACGTAACTAACCTATTACCTGCTGCCGACGGCACTTACACAGCAACATTGCAGTTAAGTCCAGCGATTGGTGCAGCCGAAGCGCCAGAACACAATACATCTACAACAATACGTAGACGTTATTCACAGGTTCGTTTAACAGGCCACGATTTCCTTGATATTGGAACAGGTGATTTTACTGAATCCAATTATCCAGGATTACCATTAAATGATCCTATACCGGCACAAGAAACACGCGGTTCGGGCGGCGGCAGAGTATTCTGGACTTCTACAGACCAGGACGGTAACTTTAGAGTAGGCGGTTTGTTTAACGTCGAACAGAGCACTGGTGTTGCTACGTTGAATGCCGACGCATTTAATATCGCAGGTTTGAATGAGTTGTCACTAGGTTCTGTGGCGCTAGGAGGTTCTGGAGCAACAATTACAGAATTCTCCACAGATCCATTCTTTACGCAAGATTCGGATACTGTAGTACCAACACAGCGAGCAATCAAAGCGTATATTAATAGCCAAATTGGTGGTGGCGGTAGTACTTTGAACGTAAATACCCTCACCGCTGGAGTAGTTTATATCGCAGGGCAGACTATCACTACAACGACTTCTCAACAGATTAACATAAATAGTAAAGTTAACTTCAAGGGTGGCATTGTAGGCGATGCGCTTGTTATGAATTACTTCTTATTAAACAGTTAATGGAGATATAGAATGCCAACAGGATTATTAGGTCAAGCAGCATTAGCAGCAGCGACAAACACAACCGTTTACACCGTTCCGACGGCGACTTTTACGGTATTTTCTGTTTCGGTGTGTAATCGCGGCACTACAACAGCCACAATTCGTATGGCAATAGCAGCAGCCGCTACACCCACAAATGCAGAATACATAGAGTTCGACACGCAAATCAGTGCTAACGGAGTTCTAGAAAGAACAGGGCTTATGGCCAATGCAGGAAAACTTTTAGTTGTCTATGCCAACAACGCTAACGTCAGTGTTAGCGCATTTGGCATAGAAACTTCTACAACATAACGAGGAGTAGATAAAAAATGGGAAGACAAGTAACTTCTTTCGGCACTGATGCAGTAGTTAACAGAACAGTATCATCATCGGGTAATATTGCTGTTAACGAAAGAATCTTTGCTGACGCAACTTCAGCGGCATTTACGCTGACATTGCCCGCGAGTCCAGCAGTCGGTGACACCGTTCAAGTCATCGATGTAGCAGGAATTTGCGGTACAAATAACATAACGATTGGTAGGAACGGACAAAAAATCCAAAATCTATCAGAAGATTTAATTTTAAATTTGAACAATGCTGCTATTACTATGATTTACAGCGGTAGCACATACGGTTGGGTATTTATCGGACCTTAATAGGAAATTTAATATGGCAAAACTTTCAGATCTTCTTGCCACAAGAGAGGTCACGGCGTACCAAGAAAACTTACCAAAAGGAAAAGTTTTTTCTGTTACTGGTCAATCTGGTATGTATGCTTGTATACGTACAGAATCTCAGTGGTGTTGGAATTCTCCGGGCTGCGGAGTAGCCGTGATTGAGATGTGGGGTGCTGGCGGTACAGGCGCATGCCAATGCTGTTGTTCAGTCGGCATGCCAGGAAATACTGGAGGCTATACGAAGAAAACTATCGCGGTTTGGCCATGCTCAGTAATTTTTGGTCGCCCAGGAGTGGCTTGTAACGGACCGGGTACAGCATTTTCTAATCCTTGTTTATCAGAAGGATCGTGCTTGATCTGGGATAGAGGTAGGGACCTCTGTGGTAACACCAGCGGTTGTATGTGTGCAGATGGTGGTTTAGGGGGTAGAACCTGTTGCTGGGGTAGTTCTTGGAACAGTCCTTTCTGTTGTTTCGCAGCATTAGGCTATTGTTTCACACTAATCTGTAACGGTTGCGGAATTATCTGTAATGTGCGTTCGGGTGATTGGTGGGCCTGCGGTTGGGGCGGAGACGTCAACAGATGCGGCACATACGGTAAAGTAGAATATCGCGGATGTCAACCGATGTGTACATGTAACTTTATACAGTTTGTACCTCATCCTCCAGGTCAGTTCTCAGAGGACGGTGGTTGGGTGGTGTTTCCTACAGAAAATGATCACTCTGCTAATCAATGGGCAGGAGCCGGAATGGGAAGCGTAGGCTACGCGATTAATGCACACTCGAGAACTCCAACAGGAGGTTATCCATGGTATACGTGCTGGAACAGCGGTAGATTCTGTACATGCTATGAAATGCATTCATGTATGAATTACATGCCTTACGGTTGGGGCGCAACAATGGCTACACCATGTCCTGATGTTAGAGATTCTGGACGTAGAGGTGGTGCTGGTGCTATTAGAGTGACATATCGTGGTACCAATGTCAATGAAGAAATGTGTATTAGATACGGAGAATAAGACATGGCATTGTTAACACAACTTTTAGGAAATAGAGAACTTGGTTGGGAAGACCAACTAGAAAAAGGCCGTATCTGGGTATACGGTGACGGTAATGAATATACCCCATTATGTAATGGATTCTGTTGGAAACCTCCAGGATGTGGTAGAGTAATTATAGAAATATACGGGCCGGGCGGTTCATCTGGTCGTGGCTGCTGCTGCGGCGCCGCTATGCCAAGTAATCCAGGATCGTATGCTAGAAAATGTATTTGTGTATGTCCTGCAAATTATATCTGTGGTTCCATAGGTCGTGCCTGCGGCGACACTCCAGGACACGGTCGTGGTGATCCAGAACCAGTCGGATTATGCTGGTTTGGTTGTTCTCCTAATGCACTGTTCTGGGGAGGTTCAAACCCAAGAGTGGGCTACAGTTCATGGAAAGGCAATAACCCATGGGGTTGGGGCAACGGTGAAACTACAGGAAATATTCAAAATTGTCATGCAGAAGGCAAATATTGGTCTCCGAGAGGATCAAATGCCACGATGTGTGGTGCAGGATCATGCTGTGTATGTTGTGCAGCAGGACACGATAGAGGATGTATGTGTGCTCAAGGTGGACAATCAGGTTACTTCCAATGTACAGACGGCGGCATGAATGCTTATGAATGCTTTAGAAGAACTAAATGGTGTACTCGTGTAATTCATGCAACTGAAATCTGCGGAACATATCAGTGCGGTATTGTTTGTGGTGTATGTTCAGACTTTTCAAACCAATACAACATGCGAGGTATTAGATGCGCATTCGGCGGCGACATGAACTGCTGCGGCACATTCTCTTGTGTAAGACTATTAGCCTGTGTGGATAATAACCCTAGTTGTACATATCAATATCATCATAATACAGCACCAATGCAGTATTCTACAGAAGGCGCTGTGTTCACTTACCCAACAGAGCATGACAGCCCTTCAGGTCCAGCACCAGGTAACAACGTCATGGCCATGCTAGGAGGCATTAATGCGACTATGAGAAGTCCGAGTCACCTTGGCACAAGTTGGTGTTGGTCAGGGGGCAGAGCCTGCGGCTGCTACGAAATGTGGGGTTGTGTGGCATGGAGTCCTTACGGAGTAGGTGGATATCCTGCACAAGGCTGCGGTGATGTAAGAGACCACGGTGGCCGAGGCGGAAATGGTATAGTCCGAATCAGATATGTACCAACAGATGGAGGCAATGCGTACTAATATGGCAACCTTAAGAACATTAGTTGAAAATAAATTAAATCAGATCGACACCGACGAGATAGATCTAGAAAAAGGGCAACTGTGGACATTCACACCTGCCACTTCCGCTGGCGGAAACTTTTTTCCTAGTCAAATATTTTGTTGGACAGCGCCTGGTACGGGCAGAGTCTTTCTCGATATTTGGGGAGCGGGCGGCTCCAGCGCAGGAATTAGATGTTGCGGAGTTGGACTTCCGGGTAACCCAGGAGCCTATTCGAGAAAATGTCTATGCGTAGTTGCAGGTTGTATGATCTGCGGACAAATTGGTTTGAGTTGTGGAAACCCTGAAACATTCTGTTTTAAAGGATGTTCGGAACCAACACAGGTATGCTATGCAGGACGTAATCAATATACTGGTGCTGCTGTACTAGGATGTATGTGTGCTCAAGGTGGTCGTGGAGGCACTGCTTATTGTGCGCCAGGATCGGCAGCGGTATTGTGCTGCTATCAAAACGGTGGTTTCTGTTTTACCAACTACTCTAACGGTACCTGCGGTATTGTGTGTAATTACGGATCAGGAACAGGTTCCTGCTGTGCAGAATCCTTTGGTGGTGATATTAACAAGCGCGGCGGATTTAGTTGTGCTACATTCTGGACATGCTATAGTAACTGTCCATGTTCTACTCAGGCACATGTGGCTATTCCTCCGGGGTTATTCACCTGCGACGGTGCTGTTGTTACACACGGTTTTGAAAATAACCAAGACTTTTCAGAATGGAACGGTTCAGGCTATCATCAGTTTATCTTCATGTTAAACGGATTAAGCAGATCACCAGCCCGCGGAATTCCAATAACACACTGCTGGGTTTCGCACAAATCGTGCGGATGTTATCAGATGCAGGCATGTACTCCATTCTTCCCAACAGGAACAGGCGGAACCATGCCAACACCATGCGGCGATCACTGCAACTTCGGTTGGAGAGGCGGTCACGGCGCAGTAAGAATTAATTTTATACCGAGGTAAGAAATGAGAAAAACATTTATACATACATTGCCAGATGAGCCTTATAAAACAACGTCTCATCTTAACAAAACAGTTCAATGTGAATACAATGGTCCTAGATACCATGTTGTAAGAATAATGGAAAAAGATGGTGTCGTGATGAACATCGAAAGATCGGGAGAAGACAAAGAAGCATTAGAAGCGACCATAGTAGACGATGGTCCAATTTATGATTTCTTTGTGCTAGATGCTCAGACGCATACCTGGGAAGCAGCATTTCTTTCCCATGCATACGAGCATGGAGAAGTTCCTGATTTTGAAGAAACATTACCTACAGGTGAAAAATATACTGTAGAGTTTTTAGACGGTCACGGTATTGTAGAACAATGGCATCCTTTAAACGCTATGAAATACGATAAAAGTTCGGGAGTGTTTACTAAACCGCCGTTTATTACCCATCCTATTACAAAATCTGAATTTTGGGAAAGTCAAGCAAACACTTTAAAAGAAATCGAAAAACTTTTAGAAAGAAACAGTTCGGCATATTCTCCAAAACAGGTCGCTGATTTAACAGCCTACAAAGATTTCTTAGTAGGCGTCAAAGCAACATATGGTAATGTAGATCATTGGAAAATTCCGTTTCCTAAGTTTCCAGATCTAGGCTAAAAAACTTCTAAAACTCAGAAAAGGCCTTGTACATATATCCGCTAGGATATATAATCTGTACAAGGCCTTTCTTATTGGAGTTTAAATGACAAGATCTAAAGCGTTTTTTATAAACGGCGGCGCCGGCAGAATGATCTGCTCTATTCCTGCTTTTGAAAAATATGAAGAAGAATCAGGAGATAAAGATTTTATTATAGTCTGTGAGGGCGGAACAGATGTTTATAAAGGTCATCCAAAATTAGATCACAGAGTCTATGATATTTGGCACAAAAATCTATTCCAAGACAAATTACAAAATATGGACGTTGTAACACTTGAGCCATATAGAATTTGGGAATATTATAATCAAAAATGTTCGATTGCTCAAGCGTTCGATATACAAATGAACGACAAGGGAGTTAGATCATTACCTAAACCCTCTTTAAATTTGTCCAAAGATGAACTATTAAATGGACGCTATATTGTCGGCGAAGTAAAAAAGAAAGTTAAAAAAGATAAAGTAGTAATATTTCAACCTTTTGGTAGAGGTATTGAATACATCGACGAAACTTTGATCGATAAAACAGGACGTAGTTTTGAACTAAAAGATGTAAAACAAATTATAAAAAAGTTGCAAGATAACGGGTACGCTGTTATAATGATGTCAGAGTTCAAGGTCGATCTAGCGGACGCTAAACTCAAAGACGAAGTAGCGGTTCCTGAAAATGTAAATGTTAGAATATGGTCTGCGATTATAAAATATGCAGATCATTTTTTAGGCTGCGATAGTTTAGGACAGCATCTAGCCTATGCTGTAGGAACACAAGCCACAGTGGTTACAGGAGCAACTTATCCTGTAAATGTCAGTTATCCCGAAACCAAAGGCATAGATGTTTTAGACATGGGAGAAGTTGATAGAGAGTATAGTCCTATTAGAATCACTATGGACGAAAGAATTGATAGAAAAAACGAAAAAATTATGTCTATGAATGACGAAATTACCACACACGTAGTAAATTATGTTTTAGGGAAAAAAGAATGACACTTAAATCTATTAAAAAAGAGAAAAAACCTGTCTGGATCGCTGGTATCGCTCGCGGGCACAATGCCGGCGTTTGTCTTTTGAAAGATGGCGAAATTGTTTTTAGCATTGAAGAAGAAAGGTTAACTAGGCACAAGTATGATGGCGGACCTCTAGCCAGTATGATTAAAATATTAGAATATACAGATAGATTAGACTATCTGGTTGTTGCTCACACGCAAAGTTTGTACGATACCGCTGGTAAAATTGATTATAGCGGAGACGATATCTATACAGGAATGGCTCGAAAGTTAGGTTTAATTGATCGAAAAGCAAAAAATATTCACAGGCATCCGCAGGTAATTGACCTGAGCCACATACACCATAAACTGCATGTAGCCTGTGCCTTTTATAGATCGGGTTTTGAAGATGCTGTTGCTCTAATTGTAGACGGAGCAGGAACCTTCTTCCCCTTCTCTTTCGATAATCAACAATTGTGGTTTTGGGAAGTTGAATCCATTGTAGACTGTGCTTATCCTGCAGAATTTAAAACACTAAGGAAGCATTACGGTACTAGAGAACCGATTCCGGGCGCACTAATCAAAGAGTTTGATTCTTCTCCGCTAGGCGAAGAAGGAACACATGAAGCATGGATAACTGATCGTGCCGGTATTGTTAAAGTCTACGAAGCAGTAACAGAGTTTTGCGGATTTAGTGCTATTGAAGCAGGTAAAACTATGGGGTTATTTCCATACGGAAAAGAAAACAAAGGAATTCCTCCTTTGTTTGATAATACTGGGATCGAGCCTTTTTCAAATAGAAACTTGATTGTGCCTAAGTATCCTATGAGCGGAACTGTGAATCAAAACTTATTTTCTGCTCTAGAAGAAAATCCTTCCGATCCGGAATCAGATATGACCTTAATGGAGAATCGAAGGGATCTTGCATATGCGGTTCAAACACAGACCCAAGAACAAGTGCTAAGATTAATTAAAATGGCTGTTGAAAAAAGCGGTAAAAAACGTGTCGTAATGAGCGGCGGCTACGGTCTAAACTGTGTGGCAAATTATTTTTATCTTGAAGAACTTCGGAAAGACGGAATTGATTTTTACGTAGAACCTATCAGTAATGATGCTGGTACCGCTATGGGAGCAGCATTGATGATATGGCATAGCATGATGAATGATACCACAATTAGACCGTATGGTACATTGTATCTTGGCCCGAAACATGAATATACACAAGAAGATCTAGCAGAAAAAACCAAAGATGAGGGCATCGAAATGATTGATGCTACGCACAAGGATGTTGTTAAACTGCTCCGAGAAAAGAATATAGTTACTATTTTCCAAGGACGCAGTGAAAATGGACCTCGTGCTCTTGGCAATCGTTCAGTTCTTTTCGATCCCACTTTTCCGGACGGCAAAGATTTTGTAAACACAGTTAAGCGTCGTGAATACTTCCGCCCGTTCGCCGGATCGATTCTAGAAGAAGATGTACACGAGTGGTTTGATTTACGTGGCATGAAAAATAGTCCTTTCATGATGTATGCTGTAAATTGTCAGCCGGGCGTGGAAGAAAAGATTCCTTCGATTATTCACGAAGATCATACATGCCGTATTCAAACAGTTAATCGTGAGCAAAATCCTCACTATTATGATCTGATAAAAGCATTTAAAGAAGAAACCGGAGTTCCTATTGTTTTCAACACTAGTTTTAATTTAGGTGGAGAGCCGTTGGTTGAAACCTTAGATGATGCAATTTGGACTCTTAAAAACTCCGACATCGAGTACCTATATTTGCCAGAATACGGTAAGTTAATAACTATCAAAAATCAGTGAGCCAAACATGTGTTAGCCCGATAAATACAATAACAAGGGCTAACACATGTTAAATTTCGCACGTTTCTTTTTTCAAGGGTTAAAAAATACCCTTAGACTTCAAAACGGAGTAAACTTTTCTTATAAAGGACCGTGGGTTCCTATTATAGGAAGTACCGTTATAGACGAATGGTACGTAGGCGACTTCATGGCCGCTGAATACACCGTTGTAATCGATGTTAACAATAACAACAAAGAAATAATTAAAGCACTGGTAGTTGCAGGACCTAATGTCGCTACAGTATCCATATTTGGTAGAACTAATACAAATACCAATCTCTTAGAGTTATCGGCCACAGTAAATGCTTCAAAGGTATCCGTAATCGCTAGTCCAGCATTTAGTGTAGACGGGTCAACCCAAGATAACAGCAGTTTACTTCAGGGCGGAAAACTTATATTTTCTGCCACTTACTATCACACACAAAATGACCTTACTCCATTTTAAACCTGTGGCTAAATATAGTATCGCAGTATTTGAAGTCGGAGTGAAGCGAAGATATGACCATTAATTATGTTCCGTTTGAGTCGCAGAGCGGCTTTAAAAGTCCAGGTTTCAGAGTTTCTGAAACAGGCAATCTCACAGTTGAAGGTACCGTAAATTTAAACGGTCCTATTAATACTTCACAAAATTTCACAATTAACGGTGTTGTAGTAATTGATGACACTGATTCTGTTGTAAGTCTCGGATCTAGTATAAAGAACAGCAGCCTAACAAGATTAGGAGTATTAGAAATACTTCAGATTGATGGCGATTTCACCGTCGCTCAGGGATCATCTCCTTATTTTAGTGTTGTAAACGGACATGTAGAAATAGAAAGTTTCGCAGGAACAGGTAGAATAGACAATATCGATATAGGATTGCAAAATCCAGGCGATGCTAATTTCAAATCCGTCAACATAGGTCCCGGTGATAGCACCGGAGAATTAAGTGTTCAGGGAGATATTATTGTTACTCAGGATTTAACAGTAGGCAATAGTGTTTCTGTAACCGGTAATGTTCTTATTTCTTCAATACCGACATTGGACAATCATGCAACAAGAAAAGATTATGTAGATTCAAGAGCAACAGCCTTTGCAGTGGCTTTCGGAGCATAAGGACAGATAAATGGCAAAGAAACAGATTAAACGTTATGTTTTTGAACCGGGTATAAGCAAAAGTGCTAACCTGTATCCAAAAGCAGTAGCATTGATAAGTGCTAATAAAGCATTTCTTCAAGCGCAGGTTGTTGCGTTCATCAACAATCAAATTACAAACAACGTAGCACCTTATGTGGGTTATACATATGCTTCAGAAAAATGCGTGAGAGATGTGGGATTTTTTATTGATGCTATTTTGCATGATTTAAGATATGGCGGAAATGTAAAATGCCGCCAGGTAGCAGATTATTTTTGGATCGACGGCGAACCTCAGATTCGAGGCGATGTCAGTCCAGAGATCACGGGTCAGGCATATCTAAGAGACACAATTAACAATTTTATTTTTACAAATACCACAGTATCCCCATCGTACGGTAATACTGTAGCACAGGTAAAAATTACAGGTCAGAATGCAGAATCAGGAGCCTCTTCAAGAAATACCACGTTATGGAGTGTATTCAGTAACGTAATTCAAAATGGATTATCGGCCATGCCGTCGAAGGTACCTGGTGTGAGTTCTATTCGAGTTATCGGAAAATACGATCCAAGCGAACTTCTTCTAGTAACAGATACTAACAACGGAGTGATTTTATACAGTTTCGCTGATCCGAATAATACTATAACATGCGAATATAAACAAGGAAGAAGCAGCGGAAACGGAGAATTATTAAGCGATGTAGATTTTCCTAAATGGTGGCATACATCAGATACTATCACAACTATTAACCTGTCTGCAGATACATCAGCATTGTCGTCGGGTGCAGATATACAAATATTCATAGAAGAACCTAGCCAACAGATTCGTCCTTGGGAATTCGGTACTGACGCTATTGAACGTATGCGTGTTGCTGCGCCACAGGCCATGCTTGACGCTGACTTTGAATACGGGTTACAACCAACTAAGTGGCAAGCACTTGGATTGATTCGTATGTATCCGTCTGTATATGAAGTTCCGGGAACAGATCTCTCAATTTCGGCAATAACCACAGATGCATCATCAAATACCGGATTCTTCGGTTCATCTTTAATCACCGTAACAACAACAGGTACTCACGGATTTACCGTAGGGCAACCCATCACAGTTAAAGGATTATCGGCAACTGTAAGCGGTTTTGCAAGAGCAGAAGGATCGTTTTTGATTTATAGTGTGCCGAGTGCTGTGTCGTTTACATATTATGCATCAGCAAAAGTAGGATCGAATAACGGAGAAAATCTATTTACAACTTTTGCTCAGATTAGACAGGCAGGATTTTATACTGGGGCTTCAGTAGGAACACCTACATTTTCACTATTCAGTAACGGTAATAACCTAACTGTTACTTCAAAATTTACAACAGCAACAGGTTCAACGACCTTGGCTTTTGACGGAACATCGCCTACAGCCGGTTCACCAATATCCGGATCACCGGTATTTGTGCAAGGAACGGCTATATCTGGAGTTATAGGTTCTTCTACAGTTAACGCGAAAGTTAAAGATTCTACCACACCGACTGATGTTAGTGTTAGCGTAGTTGATGCATCGGGTATTCAACAGCAGATGGCTCTAACATCTGGAAGCGGTACCTCACTTTTCATTACATCGTTAGGCGGAACTACTCTAAATTTAACCGGGGCGATTGGCAGCACACTGGTAGGAGCCAATGGATCAAACGCTGGTGTCTCGGGGACAAATGTTGCACCTATTGGTGTAGGAGGCCATTTTAAAGTTTCTCGATCCGCCGGTACTTATACGGTCCAAGATCCAGAGGATTCTACTAAAAACGGTCAAAACTATGCTGTAGGGGACGGTTTATTATTACTCGGTTCAGACATGGGGGGTGCATCTCCTGCTAATGATATTGTCGTAACTGTTACCGGAATTGATTCGGGAGGAGCAATTACGACATTTACTTCCTCGGGTACTGCTGTGTCGGGAGGAGCAACTTATACCGCGGTAGTACAATCAAGTACATCAGGCACAGGATCAAACGGACAACTAGATGTAGTAAGGCAAGGAGGAACCGGAACCTATACATCTATCCAGGTTACTAATGGTGGATCAAACTACGCTCCTGGCGATACTGTGACATGGTTAGGTAGTTTGTTTGGTGGAGTAGACGGTATTAACGACATCGTAATCACAGTAAACGGAACCACAGGAGGAGCCATCGTAGATTGGGTATTGAGCGGAACCCCAGTGGGTGCTACAGGCGATGCTACTTATGCATCAGTATCCGGTTCAAATATTGCTGCCAGCGGTAATGGTGCAGTATTCACAGTCACAAGATCCAATGGAAATTATTCTGCCACAGCAACGAATATAGGCACAGGTTACGTTATTGGTAATAGAATACGAATTTTAGGCACTGACTTACAAGGTGCTTCTCCTCTTAACGATTGTATCCTTACAGTAGCAAGTGTGGGCGGAGGTGTAATGACAGTAACCGGTTCTGGATTGCCTTATGCAGGAGATGACATCGCCATTTATCCTACACTCACAATCAGTGAAGCCACTACAGGAACTCTGGCTGCTAACACATTACTGAACGTAGGTGCTATTCCTACCATACAGGTAGATTTTAACAGCAATCACGGGTTAATACCGGGCACCACTATTCTTACTCAAATTACATCAAATCCTTCTCCCGATTTTACTGCGACTGCTAGAACACTATCAGCATCTACAAATTGGGTAGGCACAGCATTTTCTAACGGAGTATTTACTGCGATTGCATCCGCAACTAATGTAACTGCAAGATCCATTGATGGTTTGATATGGTCCGCCGGCGGAAATTTACCTTCTAGTAGTTCATGGACATCTGTAGCAGCAGGAATAATTGGATCAACACATTATCATGTAGCCGTTGCTTCCGGCGGCAATGCCGCTGCCTATAGCACGGACGGAGGTCAAAATTGGACTTCCTCTACATTACCTTCATCAGGGACTTGGTCTTCTGTGGCTTATTATAATCAAACATTTGTAGCGGTGGCTTCTGGTGGTACGGCAGCAGCATTTAGTACCAACGGTACTACCTGGACAGCAGCCACACTACCTACATCGGCAACTTGGTCTGATGTAGTAGGAGGCCTGATTGGTACTTCAACATACTTTGTTGCCGTAGCCTCTGGAGGTACTACCGCTGCTTATTCTGCAGATGCTGGAGCGACTTGGGTCGCTACTGGAGCATTGCCTGCTTCAGCCGGCTGGTCAAGCATAGTATTTGGTAATAACCGTTTCGTAGCAATAGCCAGCGGATCTGCAAATGCTGCTTTTTCAACAAACGGTATTACTTGGTCTGGAGCAACATTACCAGCCTCTACTACTTGGAATTCTATAGCATTTGGCGATGACAATTTCGTTGCAATTTCTGGATCTTCTACCAGTGCTGTAGCATATTCATTCACTGGAGAGACCGGCTCATGGAGTTCAGCGGCATTAACCACTAATGCGAACTGGGAAGAAATAGCATACGGATCATATTCGGGATCAGGAGTTTTTGTGGCTGTCGCAAACGGTACAACTGCTAACAGTGTTATCCTTGCTTCTGCTAATCATCAACTGGCCACTGGTCCTCATGTCGTAGCACAGGTACCTAGTTCTACATCTATAAGATATTATTCTCGTACTACTGGAACAATTAACACAACTGTACAAGGACTTACAGGAGTTTTATATGCAAGACCGGATGCTTATTTCACTCACAGACCGTTTGACGGCGGTGTGCAATTAGGCACAGGTAATCCAAGTCACGGTGCGCAAGCGATTCGCCAAAGTAAAAAATATATTCGTTACCAATCTGGTAAAGGTATGATGTATACCACTGGTGGATTATTTGCTCCAAGTTATAATTTAGCCAGCGCCAGCGCCGCTGGTCTTACTGTGAATAGTCTAATAACAATTACCACAGATGACACTGATCACGGGTTTCAGCCTGGAGCAGAAGTTGAAATTATTGGAATGGTGTCTTTCGAATACAACGGTGATTATATAGTAGACAGTATTGTAGATGCTAGAAGATTTAGAGTAAGAGCGGCAGTAGTTTTGAGCAGCACCACAGGAACTTTGGGACCAGATGCCAAAGTCGTTCTGAAAAGATGGCACGGTGCTACTGTACGTATCGGAGCATTCGACGAACAAAACGGCTTATTTTATCAATATGACGGAAGAGAACTAGCACTGGTTAAGAGATCAAGTACGAATCAACTTACCGGAACAGTGGCAATAAACACCGAAAGTAATCAAGTAGTTGGTACTGGAACAAGATTCCAAGATCAACTTAAAGTCGGAGATAAAGTGGTTCTCCGAGGAATGAGCCACATCGTTACAGAAATAACTAATCAAACATCTATGACAATAGCACCAGATTGGCGCGGAGCGAATTCCATAACCGGTGCTAGAATGGCCATCACTGAGGATTTATATATTCCTCAAGGAGAGTGGAACGTTGATTCCCTAGACGGAAACGGTCCCAGCGGATATTTGGCTTTGCCTTGGCGTATGCAGATGTTAGGTATGCAGTATTCTTGGTATGCGGCGGGATTTATAGAATGGATGCTGCGCGGAGCAGATGGTAAATTTATTTTCTTACATAGATTAAGAAACTCTAACGTAAATACCGAAGCATACATGCGTACTGCAAACCTTCCTGTACGTTATGAGGTAGAAAATAGAAGTGCAGTGAGCAAATTAACAGCAACAGTAAGTTCATCAGCAGCAACTCTTCCACTGACCGATGCTTCGAGATTTCCAACCAACGGTATCGTATATATTGATAACGAACTAATTAGTTACACAGGAAAAAGTGGAAACACACTGACCGGTTGCACAAGATCTGCATCTATGAATCAATTTACAGCAGGTCAAAATAGAACAGTCACAGGAGGACCTGCTGCTTCACATGCAGTGGATTCTGGAGTGCAATTAGTAAGTTGTACTGCAAGCCCAACGATAAGTCACTGGGGTAGTGCATTATTGACAGATGGTTTATTTGATGCAGATCGTGGTTACATTTTTAACTATGCTGCTACCGGTCTAAGTATTGGTCTTGCAAGACAAACAGCATTTATGATTAGACTGGCTCCTAGCGTGTCTAATGCATTGGTAGGAGATCTAGGAGAAAGAGATCTACTAAACAGAGCGCAGTTGCTATTAAATCAAATTGCAATTACATCTGATACCGGTACTGGTGCTATTGTTGTTGAAGGAATTTTGAATCCTAGAAATTATCCTACAGATCCTACAAGAATTACATGGACAGGATTATCAAGTTCTGGTGCAGGAGGCCAGCCAAGTTTTGCACAGATAGCATTGGGCGGTTCTATTAACTGGGGCGGTGTACCTGCAACAACATCAACAGCGACAGTTCAGGGAGCGTTAACAACCACCACCACCATAAGAGCATTTACAACGGTAACTAATACAGTAACTGCCGTTGGCGGACCTTCCGGTTTAAGCGGATTTGCAAATGCTGTTAGTAGTACTAGAACTGATTTTGTAATTACAAATGCTTCTTACGATGCACTTTTGGCAACCACTCCGTTACGAGTGGGTGATGCTTTAAGTATGTCTAGTGCCGCAACTTTAACTTCAGTTACAATTAACGGAACCAGCGGAAGTTTTACCTGCGCAAGTACCAGTCTAGCAGTAGGTATGACTGTTAGAATCAGCGGTGGATCGACAGCCTATCCTGCGGCCGGCACTATACAAGGATATTCAAATCCTACTACTTATAGAATTTCTACCACAAATGGAAGTACGTCCTTTACTTTGACTACCTTAGGCGGATCATCGATCAATACAACATTAGGCACGCCATCTGGAACATTTACACTTAATAACTTTATTGGCTCGGGAAGAACTATCACTGCTATTACTAGATCATACCAGGGAAGTTCATTTACTAGAATTGTAATGAACCAAGTAGGCAACAACACATCGGATACAAACGCATCTGTTTCGATTGTAGTTACCAATGGTATTTCGACTAGTTATTCAAATGCTATAAGTACTGCTCGTAATGACTTCTTGGTAACTAACAGTGACTGGACTGCATCTTTCGCAGCCGCCGGTGATAGTTTAAGTTTAACTACATTTATTATTGGCGGACAAACTATTTCCAGCGTTACAACATCGTATGCTAGGGTAAGTGGCGTTGATTATACTAGAGTAATTATGAGCAGTAACGGTAATAACGTCAGCACCGCTGCTGCTAACCAAACAGTTACGATTCAAGCAGCAGGTACGGCCGCGAGTTATGTGAATACAAACTTTTTATTCTTTACAGCAGCATCTTGGAATGCATCGGGAGCCACCACTGGAACTAGGGTTGCAACATCGTATACACAGTTCCCGGCAAGTACTGCAACATCTGCTGTAGTTTCAAGAAGATTAGGAAACACAACAATACAGCGTGTTACATTTACTCAAACATCTAGTGCTACCATTAGTGCAGCCAGTACAGTAACGTTCCAGTTTGGTGACCCACAGTTTGCATTACCGGGGGAGCAGGTATTTTCGTTCTTGTGTCAACCTGGCGGTTTAAATGCCTTAGATCTAAGCGAATTGAAAGAATTAACTACTACTGCAATTGGCGGTAGGGGTGCGTTCCCGAACGGTCCAGATGTATTGGCAATCAATGTTTATAAGGTATCTGGAACACCAGTTTCGGGAGCAGTTATTCTGCGTTGGGGTGAGGCGCAGGCCTAAAGTTTTATTTGGGCCTTTTCCCAATTCTCTAAAGATTCTAAAATAGATTTTCTAACACTGATCAGTTCGCTACGAGTGTCCGAAACATCTCCCAATTTATTACTGACCATTAGTGTTTCGTGTTGGCGATCGAGATAAATGACCAGTTCTTTTAACTTTAGCAGTTTAGATGTGAGATCTTTTTGATAAGCATCGTCGGTAATTTTAGAAATTCGAGATCTAAAATCTTCATACTCAGTTTTAAATCTTTCGCTAGATTGAATAGTTTGCATCATTTGTAAGTACCAATATAGTTTCTAGTTTAGTTTTTGTTATATCACTATTTAATGTAGTACGCAGCCCGTTGTGTATCGATTTTGGCAGATCCTCTATGTCAGCCCAACATATAGTTTTCGATGAAACAGTCAAAAACTCATGTTCTACAAGACATAGATAGGTACCGTATTCGAATCCCTTGTCTTGACTCACATATAATTCGATAGGTAAAATTTTTCCCTGCTGATAAGAATTTAAAATTTCACTGCAATCTTCTAACACAGTACCATGTCTTTCGAAAGTAGGAACCGTCCATTTAGATTCTTCGTGAATCAATAAAATTCTGCCTGTATTTTTAGCCAGGAATAATAGTCCAGCACGTTTCTGCATTAACTATGTATCAGGGATCTAGTTCGAATCTCCACGATCCTGAAGGATATTCTCCCTCAAAAGATTTTAACCATTGATCCCCAGCCCAACGGTACTGAAGACCAGTTTTTAAATTGGTAAAAATTAATTCAATAATTTCAAATTTATCAGAATCTGAAGGAATTATGAGATTGTCTGCGGCTGTTATGTTTTCGAGCGCCTTGAAAACTACCCCGTCATAAACTACCAATTGGTTTTGAGAGTACACAACTGCGGCTGACGGTATCCTTGAAATCTGCCATTCTGGTAACAGATCTATCCATTCACCACCGTTCCATTCTATAATAGTATTGTTTCTAATTCTTGGATCAGTGTTATTTAAATTTTTCCAAGCGTCGGGGCCATCGTATGAATCTTTGCTGCTACCGTCTCCGGGATCTTGTCCATATTTCATAAGACCCCCTCGATTAACACTTGGGTTAACATCATCTAACATTAGATATCTAGTTCCTGAAGGTATAGCCGACCTTGATCCAAATGTTGTCACCGGATTAAATTTATACGGATCAATGATGGCATCAATTGTAGTTCTACCGCTAGGATAAACACTGCTATAAATTACAGTATTTGATGGTTTATCTTCTATTGAAACAACCAAATATGTAGTGTCAACTTCATTAATTGTAAATCTACCTTGTAATTCTATGCCATCGGGCTGTCTAAAATAAATTTTTGAAATTCCAGGTTTATAATTTCCGTATAGATCTAAAATCTTATACCAGTCTATCCTAGGTCCGGACTTGGCAGGAACATCGAGTCCAATAGAATTAACAGCCTCGCTGACATCTAAAATTGATACATCATAATCGTTGGGATTGCCGTTCATACTTTTTAGTAACAGTACACCATATTTGTCATAGGTATTACCATGACCGCCTAATGTGTTGTGCGCATTCAAATCTATTAAAAGGTCATTCAAATCTAATAATTCTCCCGAACTGTCAAAAATATTAAATTTAATACTTTGAGTGATACCTAATTTTTTAACTTTTGCAGGAGTAGAAATATATATAGGAGTGGTAAAATCTAAAGAACAAATATCAATATCTGACTCGGTTCCTTGGGGTATTGATCTCGAACTAAAGTTTACTGAATCTAAAGTTACTGCTGTTAAACTCGTCCAGTCGATATAATTGTCAGTGGTTTGAATTTCAAAACTAGGATTAAAGAAAACTAATATCTGTTCTAATAATTGTAATTTTTGATCAGTGTTTGATGTCCAAATGTCTGCTTTTAGTTTAAGTTTGTATGGCGTAGGATGAAGTCTTTCTACTGTATAACTGCCGCCTTGAGTATTTTTATATTCTATAACACCATCTGTATTGGTGTATGCCCTCTCTCTGACGTGGACCTTACTTACAAATGACGGGTCGGTTAATCTAGATGTATCAAGTTCTAAGCCGGTTATGTAACATGCGACTCTCGGAACGGTAGGCATTTTGTTTTCTGAGTTGTCTCTGATAATTGCAGCCACCTGACGTGTAAGATCGCCGTAGGTTACCGGAACATGTCGCTCCTCGCCATCTCCGGCTTTATACTTAAATCCTATAAAAAAACGCATGAACTGAGTTACATAACGTCTTATTTGGCCGTCATAAAAGAAATCCATTATTCATCTGCCTCTGGTCTTAGAGCCTTGCTTAAACTCTGTCTTTGTTTTATTGTTTTACCGTCAATTACGTCGGTTTTGGTATTGTTGATAAAACCTGTTTTTTGAGTGTTTCTAGTATCTTTACCTTCAAATCGTTCTCCCGATACTACATCACTAGGTCCAAGATTGCTCATAGTCATTCTCACATCGTCCTCATATTTTACCCAACGCTTTCCGTTGAATCTGAATAATCTTTGTGGTTGGTAATCTGTCCTTAAGTGAAACTGGCCTTGAGATGCCACACTCGGAAATGCGATACCCGACGTAAAAGGAGCACCGTTAGGAGGAGTAATATCGCCATCCCATATTGCAGCATTATTATCTCTAACAGGGGAATTCATTACAGTCGATGCTGTGTAACCTGTATAGATATAGTTTCCTTGCGAGTCTCTTAGATAATTACCTTCGGCATCAGTGGCTCTATGTTCAAGAGAAACTGGTACATCTGTACCATCGGCGGTAACTAGATCTATTTTTCCGTCTTCTCTTTGGGCGATACTAAAGAATCTAGTTGTATCATATCCGCTCTTAGGAGCATCGGCTTCTGCTTGATCAAGAACTGCCTGTGTAATTTGCATTTCTTTCTCATAGGTACTCATGATATCTCTTAGAGTAGAGTTAGTAGGATTACCATTTTCATCTACCATAGCCCTGTCTAAAATCTGTTTAAATTCTTGACTATCTACTAACGGTTTACATTTGGCTCTATATAAATGTGGATACCAGGTTACAGAAAAACCTTCGGCTGCTCTGGTTACTTCTTCAATAACATAAAATCGTTTCAATGCAAATTGCAGATCATTAAGTGCAAATTCGTCTTTTAAATGCGGAAGTTCAAGGACATCGCCTGCTATAATTTTCCTGCCTATTTTTTCCACTGTGTCGTTAATATGAAAAGTGATAAAAATAGTATCGTTTTGCAAGAAAAGTCCAAACTGACTTAAATTAAAATCGGTATCTTGAAGATTGTAAACACCTCTAAGAATATAAACATCTGGATCATATTTTCTATCGCGATTTTCTAAGAACAAAAGATCCTGAATATTAGCAGGATTGTCTGCGGAATAATTTGGAGTTGTAGGTGTATCGCCTTGCGTAGCAGCCCCGGGACCTAAGTATTTGTGGACAAAAACATCCGTACCCCCAACCTGAAACATTTCCCAGATGGTTTTATCAATAAATTTAAAATCGTTGCCCTTTTCTGGGCGATATAGACTTAATCTTGGCATATATGTATTTACCGGTACGATAAATACTGTATGACTACTAATTCACAAGCCAGACAAGAAGTATTCGATTACTGCAAAAATATGCTGGGTGCGGGCATGATTGATGTAGAATTAGATCCCGTACACTATGAAACTGCTCTAGATAGAGCATTAGGCGTTTTCAGGCAACGTAGCGATAATGCCGTAGAAGAAAGTTTTATATTTTTACCTCTACAGCCAGACATTAATGAATATAGATTACCTGACGAAATCCAGCAGGTACGTCAGATTTATAGAAGAAGTGTTGGATCTAGAACAGGCAGCGGCGCAGGCGGAACTGTATTTGAGCCATTTAATTTGGCTTATACAAACACATATCTTCTTAGTTCAACAAATATGGGCGGATTGTTAACTTACGAACTTTTTGCCCAATATCAAGAATTAGTAGGTAAGATGTTTGGTAGTTATATCAACTTCACTTGGCATCCACAGAGCCATTCTCTAGTGATTCATCAGCGTCCTAGGGCAGAAGAAACCGTGATGTTATGGGCATACAATCGAAAGCCTGATTTTACTATCATTAAAGATATCTATGCAGGTCAGTGGGTTA